CGCAAAAGATGCAAGAGTACTATAGCAACCCAGGTAAGTCAGCACAGCAAGAAGCAGCCAAACCAGCAGCACAAAATAACGTGCAGAATGATGAAGCTGAATATAGCCTGTATCAACAAGAGCAAGCTTTAACTAAAGACTTACCTGATTATGAAGACGCGAAAGCCTCTTTCATGAATACGGTTAAAACTAGTTATGGTGTTAAAGATCCTAGCGCAACAATAGCCATGATAGCTGATATTTCAAAGCAGTCAGGCGTTGATGCAGCAAAAGCAATTTTTGCATTGAATAAGGTTCCTGCTTTAATAGATGAACTGAATTCGTGTACTAATCCATTTGCAATAGCTAAGGTTCTAGAAAAGGCAGCAGCTAAAGTTAAATCTAGAGTTAAAGCGCCGATTACTACGCAACCAGAACCAGACGTAACAAACTCAGGCCCAATAGATAACAGTGCTGGTACGATTGATAAGCTATATAAGGATTGGAAAGCAAACCCAAGCCTAGCGAATCATAAGCGCTATATTGCGGCTAAAAACAAATAATTTAAGGTGAAATAAAAATGTCTAACGAATTTGCTCATGACAAAATGTGTACCCTATGGTCTGAAGTAGCAGAAACCACGGGTATGAAAATGGCACTATCTAAAGATTTAGATGTGTACAATATGGGCGGCGACGCTAATTCAGATCGCGCTTCTAGCGAAGATAGCAACGCGAATGATAACGGCTCAGACCGCGAATACATTCCGCAAGATTACCGCTTTGATGTTAAAGACGGTATTATTTCAAGCGATTCAGATTTTGAAGATATTATCGATCGCATGATTCCGGTTAACCGCGATAAATCAAAACGTGTACTTGCTCGAATTGATGCTAAAGGCTTACGTGATCCTCAACGACGCGCTAAAGTTGTCCAAGGTTTTGCTCGTGACTTAGCCAACACTATCGACGTTACTGCTTACCAGACCATGATTAACAGTGCCACGATGATTCAAACATCTACATCAGCGTTTGATTTCCAATCTGCTATTGATGCTGAAGTGTTAATGCTTAACTACGGCTTAGGTGCTTATGATAAGAAATTATTCCTATCAAACACTGATTACGCCCGAGTAGCGAAGGATCTTGGTCAAGCTAGTCGTGATGTTTTAGTTAACGATGCAATCTCACGCGCTAAGATTCCTGATTTAGCAACGTTCTATACAATGCGCTCTGATTACTTGTTAAACTTGCCAGCACCAACCCCAGCGGCTTTAACTATTAACGGAGCACAAGAACACACTGTTGCAACGTATGACGCTCAAGGTTTCTATCAAGATAACCGAAGCATGAACTTACTTGTTAATCTGTCTACTTCAGCAACAATGCCTGTAGGCACCAAGTTTACTATTGCTGATGTTAACTTCTTACACCCTGAAACTCGAACTGATAGCGGTGAACTATTAACGTTTACTGTAATTACTACCGGAACAGGTACTGTTGAGGTTCAACCAGCACTTGTTACAACTGGCCCATACAGAAATGCTTCGGCTGCTGCTGGTGCAGGTGTTGATGTAACAGTATTAAACATTGCCGACAGTAAGCCGTCATTGTTCTATACTCCTGAATCAACATTATTAGTTCCTGGTCGTTTACCAGTACCTAACGATGCCGGTGCAGTTGTTCCAGTTGATGCGGTTACAGCTCAAGGCTTGCCGATGCGTATGACTTACACTTACGACTTCCACAACGAAGTATTCTTAATGAAAGGTTTAGTGTATTTCGATGTGCAGGTAATTATGCCTAACCAGTTAGGTCTGATTTTAAGTAATCAAACCTAGTACGGTATAGTTGCTTTTAATTAAGCTGAATAAAGGCGGCTTTCGAGTCGCCTTTTTTATTGGGGAAAATCATGATACATATTTATAAAGCCGGTGGCATTCGCAAAAAAGATGGAAAAGAATATTCAGTCAAGGCTATCAACGAAAACGATAAGGCCAAGTATTTTGCTGATGGATGGGTTAAATCACTTGATGAAGTTAAAAAACCTAAAGCAAAGAAACCAGCTAAAAAGGCAATTAAAGATGATAACCAAGAATGATTTAGTTCTAGACGCTTACGAGGAAATGAGGGTTAGCGGTATAACCGTTTCCCCTGATTCTGGCGAGGTAGTTAGCGCAGTCAAAAGAATGGATAGTATGGTCCTTGGATGGCAAAACAAAGGTATTTGTTTGAGTTATGTTAGGTCTACTGGTTATAGCGATATAGACCCTAATCAGGATAGTGGCATTAATGATGTTAACGCATTGGCTGTCGTGCTTAACCTGGCTAAAGCTTTATGCCCCATGTTCGGCAAGCAAGCCGATAGAGAGACAAGGGTTAACGCCAAAACTGCTTATGAGGGTTTATTCAGTCCTGAGTTAACAATGCGTGATCCTACACCATATCAACCAACTGGTGCCGGTGAATCGTTCTTCTTTGGTAATCGTATTAGCGGATATTGTTTTAACTACTTTCAAACGCTTGATGAAAGCGCGCCTGATTACTGTACAACTAAAGACATTATTACCGGTCAAATTGAATTCTACGGCGTTGATTTTAGCGCCTACTTGAATGAAGTTGATGGTGATTTAATCTTTAGCTTTACCGTTGAAGATGGTGAAGGAGTTAAGATTTTGGATAGTTTCCAATCAGGACAGTATATAAACCTTGAAGCACAAGGCGGAAAGGTTGGGTTCTCTCAAGTGTTGGTAACTATTACTACAACGAGTGGTCGTGTACTTCCCGAGAATGTCAATTTTAACGTTATAGCAACCTAGTGATACTTAGGTTATAATTAACGTGTTCAGTTGTCGGGACTGAACACGTTAAGCGCGTTTAACACCCTATAAACACCCGGCAAATACCCGACTAAAATTTAACCCCGACAGCATTGAAGCTATAACTTAGGGGTTTTTTTATGTCCACTTCTTTACCTCCTGTAATATTACCTAGAAACGTATGGGTCGATATTTACGCGGAAACTGGCATCGCAGCCGGTACAAAATTAATCATTCAGAATATCGGAAGAGACGAAACCGTCTTAACTGAATCAGCAACTCAACCAACATCAGGCTATGGGTTAAATAAATTACCATCAAGACAATATGTGACCAACGAAGCATCAAATGTAGGTGCATGGGCTTACTCTAGTCGCGGGACTAAATTACAAGTGGAGGAGGCATCATGAGCGGATTTAAGCCTTTTGACCCTAGTAGTGGTGGCGGTGGCGCTGGTACTGGTCAAGGCTTTATTGATTACAACGACACATCAACAACCGCAACGCCATTAGTTTTATCTAGTGACATATGGACGACAATACCAA